TGCTATTGTCCAGCGGGACTGCCAGGTAGTATCGGTTCTCCCAGTAGGTCGCAATCGCCTTATCTACGGCATTGAAATTGATACGGGCGATTACATCAGAAACCGGGGCGGAAAGCGGTTCGGCGATTGTCAGAAGTCGCATCCCTTCAGGGGTATTGCCAGCCCCATTGCCAGCACCGGCAGGATTGAGGATATACACGCCATTGTCCGACAGGAACAGGATGCCACCGCCAGCCTGGACGATAGACCCCTTGGCGATACAGCCGATATCTGAGGCCAGTGACTTGATATAGGAATCAGCCTCTTGCGCCGGATCGCCTACGGCGTTAGCACCAACGCCAGCGGCGGCGTAGAAGATGCTGTTACGCATAAAGATGACGAACTCATTAAGAGTCCAAGGGGTGACGGCTACGAGAGTATCGGAGCTGCCGTCATTGATGGTGAATACATCTAGCGCAGACCAGTGATTATCTTGAAGGTAATGGCTGACCTGAATCGTATTGCTGTCAATCTGGACGATATGCCGATTGCCGTAGTAGATAGCGTGACGGCTGTTCGGGTAGTTGTGATGTACTCCTACGCCCGGAACTACAATCGTGGTAGTCCCATCCCAGCGAAGAACGGACTTATTGAAGCCACGAAGGATATAGACATAACCGATACCCTGCGCCTGATAGAGTTCAACCTCATCCCCGTTGGCGATTGTCTGGCCTGCCGGGAAGTTGATTTTGGCAGACAGGGCTTCCGTGTCAGGGGTGTACTTGTAAATGCCGTCTGACACCGCCAGGATGATAAGTTCCTGACCGGCAGCTGTGGTATACGAGCAAGCCCCGTAGATGGCTTGGCCGACGAGGGAGCCTTGGGTCAGTCGTTCAGCACCCTTGCGGACAGTGGCGACCCCACGATCCATACGGATGTTCTGAGCCTTGGAGACATAGTTCTTACCCAGATTGACCGGGTTGTCCCTGGAGTTCAAGCCGATGAACCCCTCGTCACCATCGACTGCGTACTCCCGTGTTGGCATTACTTACCTGTGATGGAGTGCCAGACGGCGAGCAGTTTCTCGGAGTAGCGAGCGCCGACATAGAGGCCGCCAAGGAACGAGATGGAGAGCAGGAGGATCGTGAGCATATTATTTGGTCGGTAGGGAGATTTTGAGACGGGCGAGTTCGGCCTTCAGTTCAGCCTCGGTGGGCTTGTTGATCAGGGTTAGTTTTCCCCAGTACTTGCCGCCAGTAGGGAACTCACGATAGCCAAGGCAGGATTTGTCCTTAACAAAGGCGTTCCAGCCAGTAGCGATGTTGATAGGTTCGGTAGCCATAAAGTTTAGACAAAGTAGTAGCCTCCTGTGCCATCCCAGTAGTAGTCGTAAGTTCCATCGTTATAGATGTATGTGCCGTTGGTGTAATATTTACACACACCAGTAACGCTATAACCACCGCTACCATCCCAGAAATAGTCATTACCACATTGTTTAGCATCGTAATAAGTGGAACTTCCGCTTGGAACTTCGGTGCTGGTGCTAAATGTGTTATCTGGTATAAAGGTAATGAATACTCCGTTGTTATGATAGTTACCTTTAGTAACAGGATAATTATAACCTCCAGAACCATTCCAAGTGTAACCAATTGTTCGTCCTGTTCCATATAGACCTCCTCCGCTGGGGACTTCGGTTTGTTCTGCTACATCAAGACCAGTCAGACCTGTGTCTGTTCCTGCGGGAAACAAACTGCCCACATTGGCTGTATAGTAACCACCAATCCCATCAGACTCGTATTGAACCGCTGTTCCATTGTCGTAATAAATGCCACTTGAACTTGGAACCGCTGTTTGATTATTGAAAGTTGCGATGACACTATTGTACGGAAGATATACTGTCATTGAAGATGTAGTCCAACTACCACTACCATCGTGAACACGGGTAGAATAGTTGTCACCAATAGTGTAATAAGTTCCACTTCCTGCGTTTGGAAGTTCTACTGTTGAGTAACCCGTTGAGGCTGAAAGGTCTGTGTCAAAAATAACTCCATTAGACTTATAACCTACATTAAATGCCGTAGCGTAGTCCGTATAAGTCCCGCAACTGCCGTCGTTCTTAATCTGGAACTGAGCGTTCTCATTAGGAACATCTGTACTGGATGTGCCGCCAAAAAGCGTAATGGAGAAGAAGTCTCCCCCGTTAGCAATAGAGTACTCAATCAAGGCTGTATTGCTATTGAACGACCCCGCCGACGGACACCCGCCACCGCCACTAGGGAACGACACGATAGTCCCGAACCCGGTACGGCTAGTGCCGGACGAGATGCCGAACCCGATCCGATGTAGGTCAACCCCCATTAGGCCACAGCGTAAGCGATGTGGACAGGGGTAGAGGCAGTGTCAGAAACACAACGAACAATGCCGTTGTAGTTATCAAGGGAGATGCTTTCGCCAGCCTTGACCTTCAGGCCGTCAGATCCAGACGCATTGAAGAACACAGTCACCAAGGCCGTAGCGTGTTGGTTCTGGATGATGACGCTGATGCGGCGCTCCGGGGTAACGGCAACGGCGAGGGCGGTACTGGCAGAAGTACCAATGGTCTCAGTGGCGTGGGTGAACGCCCGGATGAACGGGGAGGAGATGGAGATGTTCGACATAAAGGTTAGTAGGTTCGGTTCATATTGATGCGATTGACCTGTTTCTGCTGGCGCAGGATGATGTCAATGGCTTCGACAAGGGTGTTCTGGGCTTCGGCTTCAGCGACCTGGGCGGCTTCCAGCTGCAGCTCGGACTTGAGCCAGTCTGAAAAAGCGCCACGGGCAGCATAAGAAGCGAACAGATAGGGAATCTGTACGATCTGCCACTTCGCAGGGTGAGTCGAAGGAGATTGACCAGCCGTCGTAGCCTCCAGGCAATTGTAGAAGTTGCCATAGTGGGGCTTACCGGCTACAGGGGTATAAGTGCCAGTGTTGCTTCCGCTGTCGAAATAGACCTGAGCGCCAACAGAATAGGCAATGGCGGGAGCATACAGATCGCCAACGAGTTCAGGACGCTTGATGCGATAGTCGGCATAAACAGTGCCTGGGTCGCTGGGGAGAACGAGTTTCTGGACAGTCCCGTTGTCATAGAGACGGAAGGACAGTTCAGAAGCCCGTGTGCTGACAAGGGGGTCTTTGTCGTAGCACGTAAGAATCTCCCCGGCATCGGCAGGGATAGCAGCAGTAACAAGTCCGTTGCCATCGTTGGTCACGACGAGTTGGACTACACGGATAAGGTCAGGCCAGTCTTGGGACTCCCAGGCGTGGCGGACACGCTCATTGATGAAGTCACGGAACTGGGCGAATGTCTCCTCGGAGACGATGTGCCTATCCTGCCCGGAGTACTGAAGGGCGTTGAACAGGATCGGGGAAAAGTGGGTGGTTCTCATCAGGTGAGAAAGCCGTCTGCTGTGAAGATAGCACCATTAACTGTGGTGCGCTTAACTCGGTTGGTCACAGCGACCTCCGGGTTGTGCTTGATGAAGTCGTTCAGGAACTCCTTCTCATTCCAGCACTCGTAACCAAGGCGTTGGCCCCAGTAGTGAAAAGCAGAGAGGGGAATCTGGGCTTTTAGTTCCCCGACCCCCTCAATGCTGGATGCCGCATTTTGATGACGGAAGGCCGCCATCTGCTTCGCCTGCGTATAAGCAGCCGCCTCTTGCATCCTCCAGCCTGTCAGAAGTTCCCGTTCGACTTGCTTTCGCATATCGTCGGGGATGGCTTCGGACAGAGACTGGATGATGTCAGACAAGGCAGTCTGATTAGGCAGTGAAGTCGAACTTACCGAACGCCAGCGGGTTGTAGATGCACAGACCGGCAACCGCTTCGACGAGGCGGGCAGGGCCACCACCATTGTCCGTCAACTCGGTGACCTGGGCGACGTTACCGCCGTAGCGGATTTCGACCTGGTCGAACGGGATGATGTAACCGCTGAAGTTGTTCTTCAGGAACAGGGACGGGTGGAGGCGGATGCGGCCGAAGTCACCTTCAAACACGTCCACGGACGAAACGTAGGACGAAGAGTCGGCATCACGATTGAACGTGCGGACGCTCTGGTACTGGTTCGTGCCGGAGGCTGTGGTGGTGAAGACGAGGTTCGTGAAGGCGCGCTTGAGGGTCGGGCCGACGAGAGCGTCGTAGTCCTTGAACTGGCCGGTCTGGGAGTAGATGCCGGTCAGGATGTCCTGCACGACAGTCTCAGTAAGAGCAGCTGTGCCGACAGAGGAAATCTGCGAGGCGGACGGGCAGAAGGCGGAGGCAGCAGCCGGGAGATCGACAGTGTCGATGTTAGCGGCGGCGACGATCCACTTGTCGAGACCACGGGTGCGGTAACCGACAGTGCCGTTATCGACCTGAGCAGCCTGGTTGCCACACATCGCCACTTCCATATCACGCTTGATGAGCGTAATGGCCTTGGAGACGTTGTTGGCGAGTTCGTCCTTAACACCAGCGATGTTAGCGACGTCCTGGGTCAGTTTCGAGACACGGACAGCCTTGCGGAAGATCTGGATACGATTGCTCAGTTCGACACGGAACTGGGTCGTACCATCGTTCACGAAGTTAGTCGTGCCGGTGTTCGGGTCAACGTCAGTACCATCGACGACAGGTGTCGGGGCGGTGGTAGCGGGGAGGCGGTCAGCCTGCCAGCGGAAGATCGTGTTACCGGGCTGCGCACCCTTCTTCGCCATCGAGGTGAAGGGGGTGTCCTTCGCATCGACCATAGCGATGAGGTTGGCAAGGTCTTCACGCTTACCAGCGTTGACGATGTTCTTTTCGAGAAGTGAGGGCATAGTAGTAGGGGGGGTAGGGGGGATTAGATGAAACCTTTCGACAGCAGGACTTTGGCGAGGTCATCTGCGGAGGTCGATTTTGCGAATCGACTGACGGCTTGCTTGGCAGTTGCTTCGGTTTTGCCAAGTTTGACCGGGGCGGCAGTAGGACGGACGGGCTGTACGGGAGCCTTCTTCTGAGTCTGTGAGGACTTAGTGGCTGACTCTCGCATCTTCATACCGGCAATGGCATCTCCAATCCAGATCTGCCAATCAGGGAACTTCTTAAGTTCCGGGGCCGTGCGAAGGATTTGTTGCGCCACTTGGTATTCTTGCGATTGGGGGGACTTCCACCAGGGGTAAGCTGCTTCTGCAATAGGCTTGATTTTGCTTTCGACCTCGATGCGAGCCATCTGTTTTGGCAGATACTCTTCGACAGCCTTAGTAGCATTGACAAGCATACGGCTAACATCTTCCGCCCCGTATTCAGTCTCTCCAAGGACAAACCCGTTAGGGTTCTCCATACACTTATAACGCAGCCATCGGGCTTGTTCGACTTCCTTGTCCACTTCAGCCTTCGATTTTAACGTCGAGAACGGATTTGATGCGTCTGTGACGCTATTTTCGTTCCTGGCGCTCGCTTGCTGGGACTCGGTCACCGCTTGCTTCAGCGTTTCAACCTCCTTGCGGAGATTCTCGGCTTCCTCTTCAGCCTGCTTTCGCTTGGCCGTGAGTTTGTCGATACGCTTCTGCACACCCTTCGGGAGATCGCTGTCTCCCTCGTCGTCTTGTGCTTCCTGTGAATGAACTTCGTCGCCATCCTCGGCCTGGGGGACTTCGTCGGCTGCTTCCGCTTCGGGGGCGTTAGCGTCTTCCGGGTCGTCCTTGACCTCCGTCTGGGCTTCATCCTCGTTCTCGGCCTGGGATTCTACCGCCTGCTCGCTATCAGCGAACAGTGTCTCACGCAGTTTAAGCGCAAGGGTTTCCTCGTTTAAGCCCGAAGAGGGGGCGTTCGACTGTGCCTCGATGTTATTTTGAGCCGGATCGATATCGGCATTAGTTTCGTCTGACATATCAGGGAATTGTTGCTCCCAGGGGCGTATGGGGATTAACCCCCGAAATCAATGCTCGTCAAAGGCCGGAACGGGCTGTTGTAAGTTTTGGCAAGTTTCTTTACGGCTCACTTGCCGTACTTGCCCTCCCGCGCCTCTTGTTGCTGCAAGAGAAGGAGGTCTTTGAAGTCTTTGAGGGATTCAGCACGTCCACAGGCGTGGATACGCTTTTCGCCCTCTGTGCTGTAGGAAATCGCACGATCTACCTCGGCTTCGACGCTGGCATCAAGGAAAGCCAGGACTGCGTCAAAAACCTCGTTATTATCGAACGAAAGTACCCGCTTATGGTCGTCGATGCTCTTAGCCATTCTGCTGTTGCTGGCTGAACTGGTCGGACACCGGGGTTACGCCGATACGTCCGATAGTCTTGTTTTCCTGCTGGGAAACGCTCATCTGGAGGTTCTTGAAGTAGTTCTGGAGGAGAGCCTGGAACTGCTGGTCGCCCTGAGCTGCCTGTTGAGCCTTCGGGTTCTTCTGCATCACGTCCTGAGCGAATTGCAGCTTGGACTTGGCCGCCGGGTCGTTCTCGACGTACTGAGGCTCCATACCGGCCATCATCTTGGCGATGTCGTTCTGGACTTGCTCGTACATACGCTGGGAGGCGGAAGCCTGATCCAGAACAATGTCCTTGGCGGCTTCAGGGCTGATGGCCTCGACGAAGCGAGCCGTCAACTTGTTGCGGTCAATGACACCCCCGCTGTCCATCGGAACGACGAACGAAGCGATAGCCTTGAGTTTCTCCATCACGTAGTCCGTGTCGAGTTCACGCACGTTGTACGACACGTTGAAGTCGTAGGCGTGGCAGATGTCGTTCGGGCTGATGACGATGGGAGTACCGGCGACACGCTCGATTTGAGCGCCATCCATATACTGGAGGGTAAGCGAGACAATCTGCTTGAAGACCTTGCTCCAGGCGTTGAGCCAGTTGTTGACGAGGAACTGCTGGGTCGTCTGGGTCTTGACTGGCGGGATGTTGGCGTGGTACAGGCCGAAATAGGCCGCATTCCGGGCCTCAACACGATCAATGAGATTGAAGGCGAGTGCAGGATTGCCCGAAGGCGGCGAAAGGAACGTATAGTCGTCGGGCGTGGTGACCGGCAGAAGACCACCCGGCTGGATGATGTTCTGAGTGCCAAGACGCTTCTTGACCTTGATGGGAGGCAGGGTCTCGAAAGCCGTGCGGTCACGAAT